ATGCCCCTCCTAAGTCTTCTGGGGTTTTGCTTTTGGTGGCCGACCTTGCAAGAGTCTATCGGGAAAGGCTTCAGACCGAGGGTAGGTAGCAAGTAACCGTACTGCGTCATGGCATCGGCGAACGTGGAGTCCCCAAGGAGCAGAGCCACAACAGTTCTGGCTTGCAAGTATCCGCCGCACAGAGGACTCCCAGAGCGGCCCACAGGGAGGCGTGTCGTAAAGGTTAGCTGCCTTGGATGGCGAGACCAATCCGATCCTTCATTGAGACGGTACACGGTTGTGAGAATAGCGATGCCCACCGGATGTGTGTTAGGGAAAGCCATGTGTCGCATGGCTTAATCCGGTGGATAGGTTACGTCAGCGACTGAACGTAGCCCCTGTCGAGGCGAACGAAACGACCGACGAGCAGGTAAGCCTGGCTGAATTGGGAACACCGATTCAGTTAGGCAGGCTTTTGTCTCCGCTTCACTCACTCACTCGGAGCAGGTAATGAAATACTACTATTTCAAGAAACCCAGTTCAGCGGCTCATATCTGGTTAGTTGATGACACGGCGTGTCGTATGTACTCGACAGGGGGCATAAGAAAAACCGGCAAGGTATACGATCACCCTGCCGGTCGGCGTATATGTCAGATGTGTAGTCGAGCAGAACCTGAAAAGGTAGAACTGCGAGATGCAACGATTTACTTGTGATGATCAATAAATTCGTCGAGGCCTGAGCCGGTCAGGACGTAAGCGGCGTCTTTATATTCCACAGTGACTAGTTGTTGTCTTAGCCACTCGTATCGTTTGATTTGGTGTTCTAGTTCTTCAAGCCTTACTGCTGCTCGCTTCGCTACAGCGGCGTCGGCCCAGGGTCCGTTAATCCCCTTTAGCTGGTCGATCAAGTTCATTGGTTAAATCCTTCAGGAGTTCTTCGGCCAAAGCTTTAAGCGCGATGGACTTTAGCATCAGGGTATAGGCCTGACGATAGGCATGTTCTGCTTCGTCGTGGAGCTGTTCCACACGGACTTGTAATTGGACTCTTGGATCAATTTTTAACATCATGTAACCCCTGTTTCCACCCCTCACGGAAGGCATCCACGATGTAAACGTCGTTGAGAGGGATCTTGTTAAAGTGACTGTAGGCGGTCCAGAAATGTGATCGACTAACCACCCGCTTTGCACAATTCTGAGTGGCTCTGTCATAGGCATAGTAAAAGGCTTGTTCACAGGCATCAAGAAGTTCTTTGGCGGGTTTCTTTCTTGCCACAAAAATATGCCAAGCGGCAGAACGTTTACTGGAAAACGTATCTATATCAAGGCAGGACATTAACTTGTCTTTACGATGCGCCTCTCTAAGTTTCATTAATCCTTTATGTTCAAGCTGTCTAACCCTTTCTCTTGTCACATCAAAGGCCCGACCAACTTCTTCTAAGTTGTGTTCTTTGGAGCCGTCCATGCCGTAACGCATCTTGATGATCTTCGCTTCCTTTGGCGACAAAGTATGTAAGACCTCATGGACTTTCTCTTGGATTTCTTTTTTGTGAACCATGTCCTCGAGGGATAAGGTTTCTTCTTCCCCGCCGTAGGTGAGAACGGACATCTGATGTTTATCCAACAAGACCTGGCCTTTGTTGGTGGTCAGGGTATTCCAGAGTTGTTCTTCAGACCAAAGATCTTCAGGTAAGGCACAGAAGTAATCTAATAACTTTTGTGCGGTGGCTGTGAACGTACCGTCTTGTTTAAGCGGAGCTTCTTTTAAGGTTATCAATCGGTGGATAGACTGCATATGAACGCCGATGTCTCGAGAGAACTCAGCAATTGATTTAAACCCAGCATTCTCTATGGCAGTCAGCAGTAGATTGTTTTTTATTTTTAGTTCTACGCGATACTCTTTCATAGCTTCTCCCATGCTGCTTGGAATCCTTTAAGCCAAGCCTTCTCCCAGGCGATACACCACAGGTCATATGACCCATCAAGTGGAAACTTGAAATCTTCTTTGCCTTTCATCATGGCTTTAACATCTCTTCGCTTGATGAATGCTTCCCAAGCTTTGTCTCTGTCAGGGTTAACAAGGGGTACGTCATCGAACAGTCCTTTCTTACTGCCCTTCTTCTTCTGGTATAGGTTGTGATTACCGCTCATTTCTCACCCCTTGCTCGTATGGCGGCGGCAAGCGCATAACCTTTGTCGTCCCATGCACCGCAGTAATCTTCGACAACCTTCGCGCACTCTTCACGCTCGGACTCGCGAACTTGCCACTCCAACTCGACCAGCAAGTCTTCAATGGTGTCGCCGTGGCCTGTTGCGTAGCCTCTTGCCATCATCCATGCAGCAACCTTCTCACGCTCGGCAGCAGCAACAAGGGCAGCGAAGCGTTCAAAAGCATCGGTGTAGTTCCATAGGTCAGGATCAAGTCCAGCCTCCCGCGCCATGCGGATAATTTCTTCTCCGTTCATCAAAATTCCCCTTCTAAATTACGAGGTCTAATTATTTGCTTGAGTTTTGCAACCTGCTCTAGTCCTTTAGTCTTATCTATTGTCATTTCTAGTCGCTGATAAAACGGAGGAGGAGCCTGCCTACACAAAGACCGAAACTGCAACACGTTAGGAGGTTTATCTGATGGCAAGCACTCCATCGCGTAGGCCACGGCATGAGGGCTTGTAGAGAACCCCGATAATTCGTGCGCCCAGTTCTCCATAACCTCTTGGATGTTCATGTCTCGATACTGGTCGAGAAAAGCCTTTCCGTAGGTCATGGAAAGTTTCTTGAAGATCGCCTCAATAACTTGTATATCCATGCCTTAGCCCTCCAGTAGATTGTTAGGCGTGATGTCCTTCTCATGCCTGTTTCTGCCAAAGATAATGTCTAATGATTGCTTGTAGTGATCTTCCTTCTTGAGATCGTCTGTAACCCAATCAGCCTTGAACCCTTGCCAACCCCTAGCGCAGCACATTTGCAAAGCCTTCTCAAGCGTTAGGTTTGCAAGTCCAGCCTCTCGCCTAATACCTTTCAGCGCAGTTTCGGTAAGCGGTGACTTCTTAGCCTTTCTGATAGCAAGAAAGTCATCCCAAACAGATTCGCTAACGTCACTAGGACGAAGCGAGCTTGCCGAGCGTTGCTTTATATTTGGTTGTTGGTTATTGGTTATTGGTTGTTGGTTATTGGTTGGGATCTGTTTCGCGTCTGATTTCAGACCCTTTTCAGATTCCCATCTGATCTGATTCGCAGCCTTTGCAGACTTGGCTTTGCGTTGATACTTCTTTATTTCACCGTCTATCCTCTGATGCGTATATGATTTCAGATCCTCGTCATATCTGAAAAACGTACGCAACAGAATGCGAACACACTCAAGATCGTCTCTTGCGCCAATCTTGAATGCCAAAACATCTATGTCGTCTGGTAATGGGTTTTCAGACTCGTAGTACAGCCAAATGAGTCTTAAATAGAAATAGCATTCTTTAGGACTTAACGAAACTGTGTCTCGTAAAAAGTCCCCGATGTGATGCGGGTAGTAGTGCATAGACTTCCCTTCAAAGTCGCCTTCACTGATGGGAGCATGTGGCAGGCGGGTGAAGGAACCGCTTTTCGGGAGCTACCCTAGCCAATGCGGTGAAACAAATAAGAGTCTAAATCAGATTTCAATAATCTTGCAAGTCCACCCTTCTTTTAGCTTGCCCCAGCCGTGAACCTCGATCTTCCAGCCTGCTCTCAAGATAACCGGAAGATGCTCACTCTCTGCAATCTTCTTCACCCTGGCTGATACGTTAGCTCTTGAGGTCGTCTGAACTAAAAGCGTCTCCTCGTCCCTAAGACAAAGTATGTCGCCTATTCCAAACAAGTCCTGCCTGATCCTGGCCCACGGGTTCCAGTGCTCGACAATCTGGCATAAGTAACCGCGCTCACGAAGTGCAGCCAAGGATCGTTGCGTAGGACTTGCCGACGAACGGCGTTTCTTTTTGGTATCAGTGGCAGAGATTGTCGTCACGATGACAGTCTTATGGGGTTGATAAGCCTAAGATTACTCCATCACAACAAGGAGCCAACATGAAAATCGTACTTACACAAGAGCAGCTAGAAAAAATACTAAAAGAATACTTTTATGACAACTACAACGTAAAGACTGGAGAAATTACGTTTGACTTAACGAACTATTTAGAAGAATTCTGCGTCATCCATACAAAGGAAGCACCATGAGCGTTGACTACGATGCCTGGTTAGACAGAAAACTTTACGAATACGACAGAGAGAGGGAACAAAATGACCAACAGTTGGAACAACAGGAGTACGAACTTGACGAAGTACAAGATAACGAGGAGTGACTGGGCACTATGCGCGCTATTGGGGATTTGCTACGGAACACTGCTCTTCCTGTTCATAAAGTAACGGAGCCAAACATGAAATTCAACGAACTTAGAAAGATCAACGTAACCGAGAAGGTCGAGAAGAAAAACGGACTCTCTTACCTCTCTTGGGCCTGGGCTGTAGACACATTGTTGCAACACGATCCTATGGCCACCTGGGAGTACAAGCCTCACCAAATGTGGGGTGACACGGTAATGGTGTTTTGTGAGGTCAACGCATTCGGTGTATCTCGCACCGCACAACTGCCTGTCATGGATCACCGTAACAAAGCGATCTCTGAGCCAGATGCTTTCCAGGTCAATACAGCCATGCAAAGGTGTCTGGCTAAAGCTATCAGCCTCCACGGGATCGGGCTTTATATCTACGCTGGAGAGGATCTACCAGAAGAAGCAAAAGAAGATCCGACAGACCACCACAAGGCATATTTCTACAAGCCTCAAGCAACTTTTTGTTTGAGTACATTGATCTTCCTTAAGTCAAGTTCAGCATCCTTCATCTCGTCTGTCCAGACTAAACCCTTCTCGATTGCGTACTGCAATAGTTGCTCTACTAAGTCTGAAAACTCAGACACGGTAAGCGAAGCAGTCGAAGGCTCGATCTCTTTTACTTGGCCTCCAGGAAGCTCAACAACACGAGAAGGAAGAAACCTCGTCTTAGCCCACTCATGCCAGATGTCTTGAGTGTATTGCTGGCCCATTAGTTGTTCAGCAATGATTAACGGGGTTGAATACTGGATCTCAGGATGGGTTAACGAGGGTTCAGACGGGAAGTATTTGGGGTTAAAGTTCCAGCAGAAAGACGGGGAAACTAGACCCGCTAAGACTAACAATGACGAGGACGTGCCATTCTAATGTTAAGCGT